TCTCACATCACCCCGCCAGGTTGGAACATCACGTTGGCCGACAGGAACGAGGTGCCCGGCAGGCCCTGCATGGCCAGCCGCAGCGAGCCGTAGTAGCCCAGGCCGCTCAGGCCGGCCCAGGCCTCGTAGTTGTTGGCGGCCGTCCAGGTGGCCGTGCCCCACACCCCGGTGCCCCACAGCGAGGCGCCCGCGCCGGTGAAGATGGGCGTGTTGGCCGCCGCGTTGAAGGTGTACTGGGTGTTGATCGACACCTGCACCGAGGGCGCAGCCTGACCGTAGAAGATGGGCCGCGTCATCTGGAACTGCTTCAGGGCCGCCGGCGAGCCGAAGGCGTTGAAGGCGCACTGCGCCTCGCCCACCACGTAGCTGCCGCCGCTGCCGGCAGACGATGCGCCGTCGACCTGGCCGTACAGACCGCGCGCCACCTTGCCGTCGAGCTTGCCGAACCACAGCTGCCCGGCCACCATGGCCGCGCTGCGGATGGGCATGCCCTCGAAGTCGCACCAGGCGCCGGTGGTGACGTTCATCGCGAACTGCCGATAGATGCCGCTGTCCACCGGCAGGCTGATCAGCAGCACCTCGCTGCTGGGCACCGACACCACGTTCCAGAACTTCTCGCCGCGCAGGCGCTGCACCAGCGGCGCGAACACGCTCTGGATCTTGGCCGCCGGGCCGGTGTTCTGCGCGTCCACGCTGAACTGCCCGGTGAACACGCGCGACATCGGCACCAGGCCGAGCTCGCTGACGATCATCACGTCGCCGCCGAGCTGCGTGAAGTAGCTGCCGAACAGCGGCACCGGGCCCACGTACCACATGCCCTTCAGGCCGAAGGTGTTGACGCTGCTGGGGTCGGTGCCCTCCCACACACTGACGTCGCCCTGCGTGCCGATCACCACCAGGTAGTCGTCGACGCTGATGCCGGCGTCGTTGGTCCAGTTGGTCAGGGCCGAGACGTAGCCGCCGTTGCGCAGCGTGCTGCCCATCGGGAAGGCCGACACCGCGCCCGTGATCGCGTCCACGGCCTGGATGTAGTAGACCTGCGGGTCGTTCTCGCAGGTGAACCAGACGCGGCGCTTCCACACGCCCACCGTGCGCACGTTGGAAGGCAGGCCGGTGGTCGTTGAGGTGCGGTTGACCCAGCCGCTGGCGGTGCTGTAGGTCCAGTAGCCCGCGCCTGGCGAGACAGCCAGCAGAAAGGTGTCGGCCGCGGTGCTGTACTGCGTGGTCCACCAGATGTTGGCCGTGCTGCCGGTGGTGGACGCCGACAGCACCGGCGTGCCGCCCAGCGTCACGTCGTAGATGTTGCCGTTGGCGGCCATGAAGACCTTGTTGTTGGCCGCGGCCGGCGCCACGTAGCCGAACACCGACTCGGCCGACTGCGCCACCCCGGCCACCGTGACCGCGTCGCTGAACTCCTGCCAGCCGCGGCGCAGCTCCACGCCCTGCTGGCGCGGGATCAGGTTGCGCAGCACCAGCGCGTCGCGCGGGTCCATCGAGCTGATGGGGTCGCGGTAGTTCAGGCCGCCCACCGGCGCCGGGATCATGGCCGAGGCCGACACCCGAGCCGCCGCCGCGCGCCGAGGGGTTCTGATGGGCGCGAGCGGCACCAGCGGCACGTCAGCTCCCGACCACCCCGGCGTAGCCGGTGTCAGGGGTGTTGATCAGCGGCTGGATGTAGGGCAGCCGGAAGTCGCGCGCCATGCTCAGCACGGTGGCGCCCTTCTCCATGCCGCGGCGGTTGTCGAAGGCCATCTGGAAGTCGCGCATCGCTGCGGAGCTGTCCAAGCCCTTCATCTCGAGCCACTTCACGCGGGTGTACAGCGTGGTCAGGGTCGGGTCCAGCAGCACGGTGTCGCCGTTCTTCTGCACCCGGTTCTTCTCCAGGTCGGCGTTGTCCGCGTCGCGGACCCAGGCCTGACTGAGGTAGAAGAACTTCATGTTCTGGGCCGACACGGGCGGCGCCAGCACGTACAGACGGTTGCCGCGCACCTGCCAGTAGAACGACAGCGTTGGCAGCGTGGTGCGGATCAGCAGCTGCTGCCACATCTGGGGCGACACCGGGCCCAGGCTGGGCAGCTGGTTGGTCGCGTTCCAGTTGGTCTGGTCGATCCAGTCGTAGAAGTCGTCGGGCAGCGTGAAGGCCTTCTCGCGCTGCCCGGGCGTGTCAGCCGAGATGCTGATCGTGAAGGTCTTGATCAGCTCCTGCCAGTCGTACATGGACAGCAGCTCGACGCCGGCCATGTTGACGGCCTGCACCATCTGCTGCACGGCCGGGTCGGTGCTGCCGGCCGGGTCAGACGGCACGGGGAAGGCCACCATCGAGCACACATTGCCGACGATCGCCGACAGGGTGCTCTCGTTGACTGCGCTGAAGGCCACCCGTGCGCTCCTTGCTGCGTCAGGCCGCGGCCGGCTCGGCCGTCAGCGCGCGCTTGCCCGTGGTGGCCTTGGCCACCTGGGCCTGCAGCGCCTCGAGCATCGTCGTCAGGTTCTCGATCTGCTCGTCGCGCTTGGCCAGCTCGGTGTTCAGGCGCTCCACCGGCGCGTTGCCCGCGGCCGCCTCCAGCCAGGCCTTGGCGCGCGCCTTGTCGGCCTGGAAGGACATGAACTTCTGCCCCAGGCCGTCGGCCGCGCCGGCCAGCTGCTCCACCGTCTTGACGTTGAAGTAGGCGTACTCGGCCACCTTGCCGGGCGTCATCGTCGGCATGGCCGACAGGGGCGTGCCCGTCACGGCCTCGGCCTGGCCGGCCTTCCACTTGGCGTAGCGGTCGGCGAAGCGCTGCGCGTAGATGGCGTCCACCGGCGCGTCGATGACGGTCGACTTGTCACCCGGCACGCGGATGATGACGTGGTCGATCTCGTCGTAGACGGCGCGGCCGGCCTCGCGGCTCTTGTGCTGGTTCAGCATGGGCACGCGGTGGAACTCGACGTGCAGGCGCGCGTCCTCGGCGTAGCGCGCCGGGTCGGGCTGCGCCATCACGGGCGAAGAGAAGTCGATGGGGGTGGTGGGTTGCATGGTTGGTTCTCCTTCTTCTGAGGGGGGTGCTTACAGCGTCGCGCCGACGGTCGGGTAGCTGAAGATGGCGTCGGCATTGGTGGCCGCCGCCACGCCGGTGGCAGTGCCGAGCACCAGGCCAACGATCGCCTCGGAGCCGCCCGTGGCGTCGTCGTCCAGCGCGCCGTCGGTGGCGGTGCTGTTCAGGCGCGTGCCCTTGGCGGCGCTGGCCAGCGTGCGGCACGAGCCCTTGCCGTAGATCTGGAACCAGCCGTACTGGTTGTCGGCCAGCGCGGCCTGGGCGGCGCCCACGCGCGAGCCGTGGCCCGATGCGCCCGGGGCGGTGGTGGTCACCGATGCCATCGCGAAATCGAAGCCGGTGGCCTCGACGCAGATGTAGCCGGCGCCCGTGATCGCGCCGTTGGCGCGGCCGTAGACGAACTCCTGGTAGCCGTTGGTCGGGTCGTCATACCCGCCGACGGTGCCCAGACGGAATTGCGGCACCGCGGTGGCCGCCGTGACATCGTCCCTGCCGATGCCGATCACTGCTTGTCCCATGACTCACACTCCTTGAACTGTTCAGATGCGAAAAAGCCCCCCGGGAGGGTCACCCCACCCGAGGGGAAGGGCGACCCACCACAGGCCCACCGAAACTCAGGCCACCATGCGGCCCTGGAACTGCGCGCCGTTGCTCGTCAGGTTGCCGGCCCAGGCGAGGATCTGCACCTCGGCGTCCTGGTTGATGGCGTACCGGCGATTCGGCGACAGCGGCACCATGTTGCGGCTGGCGTGCGGGCGCCACTTGAGGTACTTGCTGTTCAAGAAAAACCCGGTGTTCTGCGGGCAGAACCCGCCGATGCCGCCGTCGAGCACCACGTCCGCGTCCATGAACTTGATGGACGGGAAGCCCAGGTTCGCCGCCTCGGGCGACGTGAAGCGCTGCACAGCTTGCAGGCTGGCCATGTAGAACGACCAGTAGTTGCTGTCGAACACGATCAGGTCGGGGCGGTCGTTGCCACGCACCGTCTGCGACCAGAGGTTGTTCATGCAGCTCTGGATGTTGGCCGCCGAGGCCGCGCCGCCGGTGAAGGTGGACACGTCCAGCAGCTTGCTCTGCCAGAACGACCAGGTGGCACGGTCGATGCCGCCGTAGGTGCCGGTGGCCGGGTTGGTGGGCACTGCGGCGCCCAGGCCCGTGACCTCCTTGCCGCCCGAGCCGGTGCCGTCGCTGTAGATCGACTGCGCCAGCTTGTTGACCATGGTGGCCTCGGCCACGTTCAGCCGCGCCTCCATCAGGTCGATGAAGGCCTCCTTGCCGTTGTTCTGCAGCATCTCCAGGCCGCTCATCACCACCGGCACGGCGAACTGCTTGATGTCGAACTGGGCGGCGCTGATGACGTCCTGCGCGGCCACCGGCAGCAGGTCGTAGCCCGAGTAGAAGCCGGCGTTGCCGTTCTCGGCAAAGCTCAGCTCCTCCAGGATGACGTTGCCGCCGCTGATGGTCTTGATGTTGCCGCGCTGGTTCAGGCGCGACAGCAGGGCGTTGTTCTTGGTGACGTTGTCGGCAATCTGCCGAGAACGGTTCTGGATCGTCGTCGCGATGATGTCGCTGACGTTGGGGAAAGACATGATGAACTCCTCATCTGAGTTGGGTGTAGCCAGTCAGATGCGCCTCGCGCGAACCGGGTCAGTCCGTCTGTGTCGCGAAGGTGGGACGCCGGGCGGCGTCTCCTCGGAGCTCGCGGTGGCTGGGGTGCTCGAGCACACCAGGCGCGGTCGAAACCGCACCACGGTGTGATTGTCGCATCAGCGAGAGGTCTGGGCAATCGCCGCTTCGATCGCGCTGCGCACGTCGGTGGGGTCTTGGCGCATCGCACCGGCCGGCGCGGCGCCGGTGACGCTGACGGCCGCGGCCCGCGCGCGCTGCGCGGCCTGGGCCTGCTGCTGCGAGCCGGTGTTGCGCGCGCGGGCCTGCAGCACGGCGCGCACGCGGTCGTTGACCAGGCAGGCGCGCTGGTAGGCGTCCTGCAGCGTCAGGGCCTGGCCGCGGCGGTGCGCCACCTCCATGATGTCGGCCATCTCCTGGCGCACGTCCTCGCCGAACTCGGCCTGGTCCAGGAACTGCCCCACCTCGTCGTTGGCCTGCGTGACGACGCGCTCCTGCTGCGCCTGCTGCGCGGCCTGGAACTGCTGCAGCATGCCCTGCAGCGGCGCCAAACGCTGGTTCAGCGCCTGCTCCAGCGCCGCCTGCTGCGGGTCAGCCTTGGGCGCCTGGCCGGCCAGGGACTGGTCCAGCAGCTCGAGGAACTGCTGCCCGAAGCGCCCGGTGCCGAACTGCTGCACGATGCCGGCCATCATCTGCGCCAGCTCGGGCGCGGTGCCGGTGCGCAGCTTGGCCGCGGTCGACATCATGTTGTCGATGGCCTGCATCGGGTTGCTGCCCTCGGCCCGGATGAAGGCCTCGTAGGGCTGGATCGTGCGCATGACCGCGTCGTAGCCCTTGCGCGCCTCGGCCGACTCCTGCAGCGTGCGCTGCACCTCGACCTCGCGGCGGTGGATCTCGGCACGCACCGGCTCGGGCAGCTGGCCCCAGTGCTCGCGCACGTCGGGCCGCCAGGCCTGCGGGGCGCGCTCGCCGGCCTGGCGCGGGCCGGCCTTGGGCCCGGGCTGGATCGGCTCGGTGGGCAGAGGCTGCTGCTGCCCGGGCTGCGCCGCAGGCGGCTGCTGCGCGGTGGCGTCGGCCGGCGCGGCCGCATCGGCCTGGCGCGGCTTGAAGCGCCCGAACTCGTCGCGCTCGCGCCCGCCGCCGGCCTGGCCCTCGGCCAGCGCGTCCAGATCCTGCCCGCCGGCAGCAGGCGCGTCGCCGGCCGGGGCAGAGGCAGGCTCAGGCGCCGGGGCGGCGCTGGTCTGGGGGGTGGGTTCGTCGATCGCGGCCTCGAGGGCCTCGCGGATGCTGCTGGTGGTGGGGTCGCTCATTCATCGCCTTCTGCTGACGTCGTGAATGGCCCGTGCGACGTCTTCGCGCCGGATCGAGCCGCCTGCGCGGAAGTAGGCCTCCCGCTGTGCCTGGGCTCGCGCCCAGGTGTCCTTGTAGTCGTCGGCCAGGGTCAGGCCGCGCGCCGCCATGTACTCGCGGTGCTTGGTGCGCGTGCTGATGTCGGTGCCGTCGGTGGCGCGCGCGCCGTCGTAGTGCCTGTCGCCCCACAGCACGCCCGCGTCGTTGGGCAGCGGAGCCCGGTAGTCCTGGCTGACTTCGATCAGCTCGCCGGTGTGGCGGTCCTGGATGTAGCGGCGGCGGGTCATCGGGCGGCCTCTTCCTCTTCTTCCTGCTTGCGGTTGCGCAGCGCCGCCACCGTGGCGGCAGTGCCCAGGCCGGCAGCGGCCAGGCCTGCGGCCAGGGTGGGGTCGATCTTGCCGGCGTGCGCCTTGCCCAGCAGCACGCGGTCGCGCATCGTCTCTGGCGAGACGCCCTCGCGCCTTGCGGCTTTCTCGATCTGTTGCGCCAACAGCTCCAACTTGGGCGCGCCGACAGGCGTATCCACGCCGGTTTGCCGCGCGAACGTGCCCCACGCCAGCGCTTGGGCAGGCACCGACTCCAGGCCCACCTTGCCGGCGATGCGGTTGCGCCACCACGGCCCGAGCTGCGACATCTCGGGGTTGCTGACGCTGGCCGCGTAGGCCTGGTTGGTGCGCGTGTCAGCCAGCCCGACCGCGCGCGACCAGTGCGCGTCGCCCACGGGCATGGCCGTCTGGAAACCCGTCTCGGGCACGCCGCTGGCCTGGATGTACATCGGCACCTTGGGCGACGTCATGTCGACCTGGCCCGTGTTGACGTACTTCTGCATCGGGATCGCCTGCGCCGTGCGGTGATACGGGTGCCCCATGATGGCCTGCATGTCAGCCGGCGAAGACCCGAACCGGGCCTGCTGCGGCACGCCCGCGTAGCGCACGAAGTCGTCGAACCGGCCCTCGTTGGCCAGCCAGTTGGCGGCCGTGCCGCGGTTGAACTCGGTCAGCACGTCGCTGCCGGGCGAGGCCATGCCGCTGAAGGTGTTGAAGCGCTCGTAGCGCCGGATCGCCTCTTCCTCGCCCACCAGCGCCTTGAGCCGCTGAAAGGCCGGGTCCATGACGTACCAGCCCACCATGCCCTTGTACAGCTCGGGCTGCTTCTCGGCCTCTCCCAGCGCGTTGAGCAGGCGGTTCTCGTTGCGCCGGTTCATCACGGCTTCGGCCGCAGCGCTGCCCTTGGGGTTGGCTGCCGCGCCGGGCAGCCGGGGGGCGATGTTGCCCTGGCGGCTGCGGCTGATCTCGTACAGGTCGTCGCGCGTGACGCCGAACAGCTGGCGCATGATCGGGTTCTCGGGCGCCACCATCTCGGCCGCCTCGCGCGCGATCTCGTCGGGGCGCTTGTAGATGCCCGGGTAGGCCACGCGCTGCGGGTTGTCGACCGTCTGCTTGACCTTGGGCGCGCGCAGCGCCTTGACCGTCTCTTCCACGGCCTGCTCGCCCTTGCGCGCCTTGTTCGCCGCCTTGGCCACGCCGCCCACCACCGGGATCGCCGCCAGGCTGGACAGGCCCATGCCCAGCGCGTCGCCCTCGCGGCGGGCACGTTCGAAGTCGCGCGCGGCCTGGGCCGTGCCGACCACCGGCACGAAGCCGGCGCCGATGTCGATCGCCGTGTCGCCCAGGTCGGCGTCCTCGGGCGTGTCGAGAGAGAAGAACCTGCGCGCGCGGGTGCGCAGCGCGTCGATCAAGGCCTGGGTGTCCATGCGCCTGGCTCGGAAGGGTCAGCGGGAAGGGATCATCGTGTCGAGGTTGGCGTCCTGCTCGCGCAGCATGCGCGCGCGCGCCTCGGGGTGCAGGCGCAGCACGCGCGGCACGGCCTGCGGCACGGCCTGCGCTGCCTGCGCCGCGCCACGGCCAGACCGCAGCGCCGCGATCAGCGCGCGCGCCATCATGGGCGACGCCGGCACCACCGGCGCCAGCGCGTTCAGCGTGTTGCCCAGGTTGCGCTCGAGCTCGGTCATGCCCTCGGGCTCGCCGCCCGGGCCCGTCATGCCAGCCGCGGCCCCAGGGATCTGCCCTGCAGCCGCCACAGGCGCGGCAGCAGGCTGCGCAGCACCTGCACCCACCGGCGCGGCTGCAGGCGCTCCTGCGGCCCTCTGGGGCCCTTGCCGGCGCACCAGGCCGCGGTCGGCGTTGAGCAGGTCGCGCAGCGTCTTGTCGGCACCGAACTGGCGCTGGAAGTCGGCCAGCTCGGCCGCCGAGACGACCGCCCGGCCGCGCGCATCGACCGCCCGGTTGGGGTTGGGCCTGTAGACGCCCGCGGGCGCGCGGCGGTTCTCGATGGCGTACAGCTCGATGTCTTCCTGCCGCGCAGGGCGATTGCCGACGGCCGCGCGGCTCTTGGCGATCGCGGCCGCGGCCTCAAGCTCCCTGGCCATGTCTTCGTTCATGGTGCGATCTCCTCGGGTTGTTGCTGGGCAGGCTCGGGCACAGGCGGGCGCACCAGCTGCAGCCCCATGCGATCCATCGCCGCCCAGGGGTTTTCGGCAGTGACATCTGCGCTGTCGTACATGGCCCCGATGTCTTGCAGTTTGACCTCCAGGCCTGCTTGCAGGCACAGTTCGTAGGTTTTCACCGGCTTGCCCGGGTCGTGGCTGACCTCGACCCACTCAGGGGGATCGCCCTCCTGCGCCCACACGGTGAACGGCACCAGTGCCGCGAAGCTCTCGCTGATGCCGCCAGAGCTGATGTAGTGCGTTGCCGGCTCGTCGCCCGTGGGGGATAGGCCGGTGGTGAACATGTTTTGGCAGTTCACGGGGTCCAGCGTTGCCGCAATAAGGCGGGCCAAGGGGGTTTGGTCGGCTGTAATAATCAAGTTTCTGTAAACGTCCATTAATTTCCCCGTGCGCGGATGGCCGCGGCGCAATCGTGAGCATCGGACCCCTTATTGCCATCACCAATGCCCTCACATACCTTGGCGCACGCCTCACGTTCGGCTGCTGCAGCTCTGGGCATGCACACTTTTTGGCAGCTTTGAAATTCCCCGCAGCAAGGTTTTACAGCAGCGGCTTCGGCAACGAGAGCGGCAAAGCGCTCAAGTTCATCGTCCCAATCTTCGTATGCACAGCGTTCGTCAGGAACGTCCAACTTGCTGTAGATGGGTTGCAGGCTGGCTTCTTTGGCGCAACGAATGATTTCTTGAATGTCCATCAGTAAGCTCCGGTTTTCCCGTTGACCCAGCTTTCCGTCGCCTCAATCTGGCTTTGCGTGGACTGTGCGCCACGGACGATGAGGCTTGTCAGCCAGCCTTGGAAGTACAGGCTTGCGTTGTTGCGAGCGCCGATGAACAGCGGGTAATTTCCAAAGTTTCCGCCGCCAGTGTCTGTTGTAGACGTGTTGCGCAAAGTGCCATTTACTCGCAATTGCACATCGCCAGTAGCCGGCGCCAAATCCATAACTGACGTATTTACTGTGGTAATTGGCGCAGACAAAGATGTTGCGGTCGCGGTTGTAGCTGAGCCTGAACCACGCACAGCGGCAACCCAAGTTGCCCCGCCATCAGATGCTGGCATTGAAAAAGCGCCTGCGATACCAATGCCACTTACCGCAGTAGAAAGCTCTACTAATTGCCCAACCGCAGCATCACTCAACTTCCTAACCCCCGCCCAAACCGTCATTTTGTCGGTAGCGGTGAAGTCAATACTCCCCGTAGACATCGAATCGTCAATGCCATCGAACTGCAGATACGGCAGGAACCCCGCAGTGTCATACGTCGCCGCGTCCACCACGCGCTGGTAGGTGGGGCCGATCAGGCCCGTGGATTGGCTGGCGGGGCGGAGGTCTGCGCCCCAGACATATATGGTATTAGATGTGGAGCCAAGGCGGCTTTCCATGCCGTAGGCTCCAAGCGTAGGCGTAGCGCCAGAAACCGTGCCAACCATTCCGAAAATGGTTGTGTCTGTTGGAATGCTGCCAGTTAAAACGACTCTCCACCAACCATTGCCGGCATTTGTGCTTGTTGCGCTGACAAGAGTCCCGGCAGCACCAGCACTTTGTTGCGTAATTGTTCCGGTGTCCAAATCAATAACACATTGGAACCACCTTGTAGATGTGCTGCCGCTTTGGGCATTTATTTGTGCGTACTGCCACGTTCCTTTTTTTAAGTAGCAAGAAAATGCAACAGTAGTGCCTGCTGTTATCAAGGCGCCTTGATACGCAGAATGGTAATTTGTCGTCGCGGCTTCGGTAATGATGTCTGCCGTTGTGCCGCCCAACGGATCAGTTGTGGCCGTAGTGTTTACAGCAGTAACGGCGTTTTTCGTCCACGCCCCATTATCAAACTGCTCCGTATAAATCAGCAGGTTGTATCTCGCCGCCAGCTTCGGGCGTTTTGTGCCGGTGGAGGTGGCGTGGTTGCCTGCGAGGGACTTGATGGTTACGTTGTCGAGGGTAAGCGTTGTCGGAGAGCCTGCGCCGCCCGGAGAAATAATCTCAAGCCTGTTTGACGCAGAGGCTGGAAACAAAACAAACGAGTATGTTTTGTTTAGCGCGGTGTTTTCGGTTGAAAATGTTGCGTGAATAGTTCCGCCCGCAGTTCGGATGCGGAACGTCAGTCCGCCAGCGGAAGCGCCAGAAATAGTAAAGGAACAACTAAACGCGCCAGCAGGAACAGAGAGTGTTTGAGCAATTCCAGCGCCACCGACGGACGCTGCAAAAACCGCAGCGCCGCCAGTAAATGAAACACTAGCGTCAGCAGTCCAGCCAGTTCCGCCGCTGGCAAAGTCACCATTCGTGACCAGTTCACTCCCCAGCACCAACCCCTTCGACTTATCCAGCATCAGCCCCACCCACACGTCTGCGCCGTTTCCCGGCGCACTGACGGGCGTGGTGCCTGCGCTGTCGTCGAACAGCGTCGTCAGATCGCTGGGGTCGTACCATGCGCCTTGTTCGCCGTTCGAAAATAGGGCGATGGGCCCGACCACCGTCTGGGAGTTCTGCAGCAGGTAGTTCAGCGCGGCCGACGACGAGCTGATGGTCGAGTCGAAGATCTGCGCCAGAGGGATGATCCGGCCGCTGATGGGCGCCTGCGGGATGCCGTACAGCCCGCACAGGTCGTGCAGGTCACCGTTGAAGTCCTGCGTCGTCTTGCCCGTCGCGTTGCGGATGGCCTGCTGCAGGGCCCCCTGTAGCGTCTGCGTCATCGCTCACCCTCACTGAATCGGCATGGGCCCCTGCACCGGGGGCATCGGGGGGCCGGCAGGCGGCAGCGCCGGATTGGGCTGCATCATCCCCAGTTGCATCTGCATCGCCGCGGCCTCGGTGGCCACCTTGCGAGCCTTGGCGCCGCGCTCCTGGGCCCCGGCCATCTTCTCGGCCACCTCAGCCTGCTGCAGCGGGCTCGGGCCCGGCGGCTGCGGGGGCTGCTGCTTCAGGCCCGTGATGGCCTGGTCCAGCACGCTCTCGATCTGCGTGCTCACCCGGAACTTGCTCACGCTCCACTGCAGCAGGCTCAGCAGCACCGGCGCGGCCTGCGGCACGCTCTGCGCCATCGGCGCCACTTGGCTGATGAACGCCCCCAGGCCCTGCATGAATTGCACCGCCGCGTCGCGCTCGGCCGCCCAGTCCATCGCGGCCATGCTGTCGGCCTCGATGTTGATGCGGTACTCGCGCATCTCCTCGGTCTTCAGCAGCTCGATGGCCTGGCCGGCCAGCGCCGCGTCTGGCGTGCGCTCGATGTTGCTGCGCCTGATGATCGTCTCGGGCTGCCAGTGCCGGCAGATGATCTCGGCCTTGATGCGCAAGGCCTGGCTGATCCACTCGGCGATGTAGAACTGCGCCAGCTGCACCCGCGTGCTGCCGAACTGCGCCTTGATCTGCTGCGCCGTGGCCGTCTCGCTGGCGCGGCTCGAGCCCCGCATCACGTCCGAGACGCCCAGCACCTCGTAGATCTGCATCACCTTGTCCTGGCGGTACTGGCGCAGCCTCTCGATGGCGTTGACCACCATGTCGATCGGCACCCAGTCCACCTGGCCCTTGATCCCGCCCCGCTCGGCAAACAGCGCCCAGTTGTCCACCGGGATCAGCTGGTTCTCGCTGGCCTGGCTGAACATCCTCTGGATGCCCTCGGCGCTCTTGTCGTACACCCCCACCACCTTGGCCGCACGCGTCAGCCAGGTGATCCGGGTGTTGATCTCGTCGAGCTCGGTGAACTGGTCCTGCGCGAACACGTAGTCGGCACGCGGCATGAAGTTGCTGCTCGTGACGTTGGCCGCCAACGGCCGCGGGCACGGGAAGAAGTGCTCCAGCCCCAGCGGGTCGTCCTTGACGTCCAGGATCGTCGGCGCACCCTTGCAGTACCAGTAGACCTTGCGGTTCTCCTTGCACCAGATCTCGTAGACCTCGGCCTTCGTCCAGGGGTCGTTCTGCGGCTTCTGGTCGTTGTCGACCTTCGTCATCCGACCCCCGCCCAGCGGCACGATCGCAGCGATCTGCTCGCCGAACCGCTCCACCAGCTGGTCCTTCGTCATGTAGACGCGCCGCGCCACCCACCGCACCTCGGGCCAGGTGCGCGCCGGCGACCAGAAGAAGTCTTCCCAGTAGATGTAGTCGACCGGGGCGTCCTCCTCGACGATGCGCTCGAGCACCTGCGGCGGCGCCAGCTCGGCACCCGTCACCGGGTCCAGCACCGCCGGCTCTTCGAACTCCTCGGTCTTGACCTCGTAGCGCAGCCAGATCTGCCCCAGCCCCACCACCAGCCAGTCCTCGATGCCCTGCCGCACCGCCGCGTCCCACGACGAGCTGTTCTCGTCGAACCCGCGGTTCAGAATGCGCTGCATGATCGTCGACGCCACCCGCGCCACGTCGTCGTCGTAGTCCTGGAACGTGCGCGCCACGTCAGCCTTGGGCGGCCGGGCGTACAGCATCGACAGGAGCACCTTCATCGTGCTCCAGAACAGGTTGACCCGGCTCTCGTCCTTGCCGACCGCGTCGCGCTTGTCCAGGTAGCGATGCACGATCCGGCGCGAGTCCTCGTGGAACTTCCTCAGCTCCTTGCCCGCCGCCTCGATCTCCGTGCCCCAGCGCTGCTGCATGCCACCAGGCGTGGCAGCGAAGTCACCCACGCTGGTGATCTTCTCCGAGTTGTCCACCATCAGCCTACCCTCTGGCTCTGGCGCGGGCCGCAGTCCCAGATGTCGTTCAGGGCGAACGCATAGTTGGCCCCTCGCGCCGGCACCGTCGTTGCCGCGCTCGCACCGCCTTGCGATTGTCGCACCACCGGGCGCGCAGCCAAGGCCAGATACCGGAACGCGTCCGCAGCATGGCTGTGCTGGTCATGCTTGGGCTTGTTGCGGTAGGTCTGCGTGCGCTCGTCCCACTCCCGCATGTACCCACGCAGATGCTCCAGGCCGTCGTAGGTGCTCCCCTCGTCAAACCAGCACTGCGGCAGCACCAGCCTCGCCGCCTCGATCCCGTCCTGCAGCGACATCTCAGGCACCAGCTCAGGCCGGATGCCGTTGGACAGGAACTGCTCAATGATCGACTTGCCCGTCTGCAGCGACTTCGCCCGCGCATCGTGCGGCAGGTACACCTTGCCCACCCGGTACGGCCGCGCCTTGATCCAGTCGATGTAGTGCTGGATCGGCAGGTTGTCGCCTTCGTAGAAGTCCACCACCCGGTAGCCATCTCGCGTCGTCTGCCAGCCCCACCAGCTGCACGAGTCCGTGAACCCCAGGTCAGCCACCAGGTCCACCACCTGCTCGCCATCCACTCCGTGCTCACCCACCCGGCCCGCCTCGTACGCGTCCGTCACCAGCCGCGCGTAGTACGCCCCAGGCACCGCCGCGTCGAAGCTGCACTCGTACTCGACCTCAAACGCCTCGGGCGTCATCTGCGCCTTCGCGTCGCGCAGCTCGTCCGGGTGGATGATTTCGGTCTTGCTCGCAGGGAGCTCGAGCAGCAGGTGCGTGCCCGGGTTCAGCCGCGCCTCCTCCCGCAGGTTCCAGAACATGTTCTTGCCCGCGGGCGTGCCAGCAAAGATGGCCCAGCCGCGCCGGTCGGACAAGGCCGGCCGCAGGACCGTGTACCAGGCGCTCGGCCGGATCTGCCCCACCTCGTCCAGCACCACCCCGTCGAAGTACATGCCCCGCAGCGCGTCGTAGTTGTCCGCGCCCGCCACGTAGATCGTGCTCTCGCCCTTGTGCCCGTTGGCGATCGTGATCTTCAGCTCGCTCTCGTTGGGCTGCTTCGTCCAGAAGTCCTTCGTCAAGTCCTTCAGGTACGCCCACGCCACCCGCTTGGCCTGGTCGCGTTGCGGCGCCAGGTACGCGAACTGCGGCTTGGGCAGGTCCGTCTCGAGCGCGCCGATCACCAGGTCCGCACACATCGCCACCGTCTTGCCGCACCGGCGATGCGCCACCACCACCGTCCAGCGCTTGGCCCGGTTGTGCAAGGGCAAGAACACGCTGCGGGGTTGGTATTCCTGGAGTTTCAACGCTCCACCCCAGCCAGCCGGTCAGCGACCAACTTTGCGTAGCCGGCAATGTCAACCCAGCTGTCCGCGTAATCCGGGTCGCCGTTGACGATGCGGCCAATCTTGTGGCAAATCATCTCCAGAGCCTCCTGCTGGTCGTAAGCCAACTCGACCTTGCTGACCTGATCGAGGTGACGGTAGATCGCCTGCTTGAGAACCTGCGTGATCGCGGCATGGTCCTTGAACTTGCCGTAACGGCTGCCGCGCTCCTGAAGCGTCTGGGTGATGTCGTGTTGCATTGAGAAACCCTCAACATGATCTTGGGGGGTACGGAAAAAGGTGGGGGGGCCCCTGCTTCGATGCCACCCCCCGCCCCCGCCTCGACGGGGGGGTGGGGGTCAGGCAGAAGGCCCGGGCAACGCGCCGGCTGCTGACCGCACCGCACACCCGCCCCGCCGATGCCCCGCCAAGGCCCACAGCAAGCCGCAGGAGGCGCGATCTGCAGGCTGGTGGCACCACCCTAGCCTGCCGGCGTTTCAGAGCCTCCTGCGGGCTCTGATCGCGTCGGGCTTTCGGCCGTCGCCGGATCGGCTGCTTGCGGATCGACAATCCGGTATGTGCCGTCTGTTTCCGGTTTCAGATCAAGCACTTGCGGCGCTGCTTGCCGAATTTGTGCCGCGTCTGTGCCGATTTGGCGCCCGCCAAGCCAGCCCAGCTCGAGCCTGATGCCGCCGTCGACGCTGGCCTGCACTTGCAGCGGCATGGCCTTGTTCACCATGGCCGCGAAGATCTGCCGGTCGCCCAGGCTGCCCTGCGCTCGCTCCACGAGCCAGCCGGCCAGGCCTTGCGGGTGGCACTTGCCAGGCTGGCTGGCCAGTTCGACCGCCTCGCGGATCGTGCGCGTCACCTTGTTGCCGACGCCCTTGGGGCGCCCCCCGGCCGGCAGCACCGCGCCGTTCAGCGGGCTGACGACCGGCTTTCTGGCCCCATTTTTCGCGGCCTTCGCGATTGCCGCCCCGACCGACGCCGCAACCGCATCTTGCGCTGAAACCTCCATGATGCGATTCTCTCACCTCTCTGGCCAGAACAGTAGCACCCCGACCGCGACGAGCACGGCCACGACGATCATGTCCACGACTTCGACCGGGTTCATCGCGCGACCTCCAGCACTTCCACCAGCGCCCGGATCTCCCAATGCCCGCGGGCGGCCATGGCATGCGCCACCTCGGCCTGGTCGGTGATGCGCCAGGGCGAGTTGGGCGCCAGATCCGACCGCAGCCTGAACCGCCAGGCCACCGCGGGCGGTGCCTGCTCTTGCGCCTGCATCTGCGCCCGCATCAGCTCAGCGACCTGCGCGCGCAGCTCCTGCAGCTCCCTTTGCGTGCCCGTGGGCACCGTTTCGAAGTCATCCATGACCACCTCCTGTTGACCGTTGCACCGTTTGCGCTCGCATGACTCGCATCCACCCCCCCCTACGGGGGGGGCAATATGCGAGCGCACCTAGCGCAGGGGGCAGGCCCCCCACTTTGTGGTGGGGGCCATGCCTGCCCCACCCTGCTGCGCTTGCATGCGGACCAGATGCGAGCGCAATGCGAGCGCATGCGAGCGCAGACCCCCTGATTACTCCCCGCAGAAGCACGCGATGGCCTCCTCATCCGGGTCGAACATGTCGCGCTGTTGGGCGGCAAACTTGGCCATGGCGGCGTATGAAGGCCTGTCCTTGCGGAAATAGCCGCCGTTGGCAATGCCTGGGTTGGTGATGCTGCCTTCCTGCTTGGCCCACCAAACGGCGCGCTCAGGCTTCTCGGCGATCAGGCTGTAGATTTGCGAAGCGCCCTTCAGGAAACACAGGTCGCAGTTGCCGTGATAGGTCACGCCTGAGATGTTTGGCAGCTCCAAGTCGAACGGCTGCTCTCTCCAGAAGGCAGCCACGTCCTGCTTGGTGATGCCGGCCGTAGCCAGCGGCATGAGCCGGTGAATTCCTTTCATGCCGTCGGACGGGTTCGCTCTGATCTTGGCCACGCGACGGGGCTCATCGGCGCGGATGCCGACCATGTTGTCCCACTCAGCCCATCCCAAATGATGGCGACAGTAGTTGGCAAAGGGCTTGATCTTTAGGTCTACGGTGCAGAACCTGGTGACCGGATTTGGCAAGTAGTTCTTCTTGCGGATCAGTGCCTCGAAAGGCTCGCCGTTGCGGGCAGCGCTGGCGAAATTGACTACCTTGAGCCTGTCCTTCGCCCCTTCGGCGTGTTGCCATTCCAGCCATGTGATGTGCACACCCCAACGCTCTGAGCACGCCTGCACGAATTGCAGCGTGGCTTCGTCCTCCTTGCCGGTGTTGGCGAAGGCGACTACCGCATCTGCCGGCAGGCCGCTGTTGCTTTGCAACACCCGCCACAGCATGTAAGCCGATGTCCTGCCGCCGCTGAAGCTGATGCAGGTCGGGCTGTCGATCTTGAAGGGATCACTCATCACCGCGCCCCCTCCACATCGCCGCCGCGCCCGACCCTTGGGCCACCCGCAGGCGCCCGACCTCGGTCAGTTCGACGGCGCGGTGGCGCTTGCGGTGCTCGTTGAAGTACTCGACCTCATGCACCAGGCCGTCGCGCTGCAGGTCCATGAGCAGGCTGAAGAACCCGGCGCGGTCGACCTGGGGGAAGGCCGGCTCGTCGCGCAGCATCAGGTAGGCGTTGTTGTTGGCCTTGGGAGCCATGGACAGGCGCGCGCCGCGGTTGCCTGCCTCTGCCAGCAGGCGCAAGAGGGCCAGGCGCTGCTGGCTGGCCACGAGGGCGCGTGCGGCGGCCTGGCCTGGGATGTGGCCGAAGCGCCGGAAGACCTTGGCGTCAAGGTCGAACTCCAGCTTGACCTCTTCCTGCAGCGCGCCGAAGTTGCACTTCTCGTGGCGCAGCAGGACGCTGCCGTTGTCCTCGCGCACCATGGCCCAGCGCGAGCGCGCTGAGTTGTTCCAGGCCGTGCTGCCGCTGAAGGTGGTGTTGGTGTCGAGGCCGGCGCCGGCGCGCGCTGATGCCTTGTCGACGTGGGCCAGCAGCAGGATGGCTGCGCCGGTGGCGCTGGCCAGCAGGTTGAGGGCGCGCAGGAAGCCGCGGACCTCGGCCCGGTCGTTCTCGTTGGCCATGAAAACGTCACTGGCGTTGTCCACCATGATGACGTCGGCGCGGGTTCTGACGGCCTGGTCGACGAGCCATTGCATGCGTGAGGTGGCGCCGCCTTCGCGCCAGAGCACGCAGTCCTGCTGGGTCAGGTCGTAGACGTGGAGCCTGTTGTGCAGGCTGCGCAGGTCGACGCCCATGTCGCGGCAGACGTTGGCGACGCGGAAGTGGACGGTGTCGGCGGCGTCTTCTCCGCTGAGCACCAGGACGCGGCTCTGTCGTGTCTGGATGCCCAGGAACTCCTCGCCGTGGGCCAGCGCGACGGCCAGCTGCAGGCTGACGTTGGACTTGCCGACGCCGCCGTGGGCGCTGAGCAGGGTGGTGGTCTTGTCGGGCAGCCAGCCGTCCAAGCGCCAGGTGGCGGGCTGAGGTTCCTGGTCGGCCAGGGCCTCCCAGTCCATGGGCTGGGGATCGCCTGGGGTCGGTGGTGTGGCGGGGGCGTTGAGGTTGACGGTGATCTGCGGCGGCTGGCGCTCGGGTGGGGCGAACTGCTCAGCGCTGCGCACGGCGCGCGGGATCTCGTCGCGCCTGGACTGCCAGCGCTGCAGCTCTGCGTGGTCGTGGGGCCTGATCTGGTCCATCAGGCTGTAGAGCAGCTCGACCGCGGCGCCCGGGAACATGCCGCCGGCGATCAGGCTGGCGGCCAGGCGCGTCAGGCTGTCGTGGTAGGCCCTGTCGTGGGGCTGGGGCTGCATCAGCGAGGCCAGCATCTCGCCGGCCTTGCTGCCCTGGCCGGGCGCGGTGGCTGCGGCCTTGGGCAGGGTAGCGGTGATGCGCAGCGCCTCCAGGTCAATGCCCACGGCGTCGCAGGCGTCGGCCAGGCTCCAGCGCACGTTGGGCTGCCAGAGCTCGAGCTGCACGCGCCACACACCGGCCGGCCGCGGCTTGGTGTTGCTGCCCACCGGCAGGCGCACGTAGCGCACGCAGGCGTTGCCGCTGGCATCGTTGGTGCGCCCGCGCGCGGCCAGGCTCGACATGGTGCGGTCGACCAGCTGCCGGTTGTAGGTGTCCTGATCCTCGGGGTCGAGCAGGATGCCCACCTGGAACTTGCCCGGGCTGGTCTGGATGGCGTAGGACATCGCCTTGACGTCGTCGAGCTGCACGTCGTCCAGCACCAGGACGGCCAGCCTGACGAAGGCTTCCTTCTTGCGCACGACCTCGCCGTCATCGGTGGCGCGCAGGATGGCGGTGGAGTAGTAGGTGTTTTCCCCGTCCGCACGATCCAGTACGGCGGCCTGCTGCGGCCTGCCGCTGTAGGCCCGGCCCGACCACACGTCGGGTGGCGCTTTATTGGGGTCGGCGCGGAAAGTACATACCCACCCGTGTGTGCCTGGAGCCAGCTCGCCGAGCACCTCGGCCAGGAAGTCGCTGTTGGTCATCGTCTGTGCCTCGATGACCATGCTCAACCCTTGACGGCCGCCAGCTCCTTCAGGTCGACGGCCACGCCGCGCTGGCGCGCCATCTTGAGCAAGCCGTCCCAGTGCTTGCGCGGGATCTGCCCGCCCGTGCCGGCCGGCTTGGGCTGGCACCAGCGGCTCAGCGTGGACTTGTCCAGGCCCAGCGCCTCGGCCACCTCGGCCTTGCCGCCCAGGCGCTCCACGACCCCGTAGGCCGGCTGGAGGGAGTGAATCGTCGGAATTGCCATGATCGAACCTCGTTGAGAAAGTGACAACACTCAACCCGATCATAAGTTGCGATTGCCTCATCGTGGAGATTCCGGCACGATCCCCACGGTCAACATGGAAGACAGCGAGGCGTCAGCATGAACACGCAATGGTTCCGCGGTCGGATGGCCGACCGAAAAATCAGTCAGAGAGGACTCGCGAAGATGTTGGAACTCGACCCCGCCGCCGTGTCGCTGATGCTGCGCGGCAAACGACGGATGACGCCGCACGAGGCGCACCAGTTAAGCGTGATCCTGGGCACGCCGCTGAACGAGGTGATGCGCCACGCCGGCATCGACGTCGAGGAGGACGTGCGGCGTTGCCCGATTGCGGCGCACGTCAACGAGCGCGGCCAGGTCACGCTGATGCCTGCGGGCACGCACGACGACGTGATGGGCCCGGCCGACGTGCCGGTGGGCACCTACGCCGTGCAGATGCGCTCGCACGCGTCCGTGACCGACGGCTGGTTGCTGTACGTCACGCCGGCGCAGATGCCCGCAGCCAACAATGCTGACCAGCTGTGCCTGTGCGCGCTGCAGGACGGCCGGCAGCTGCTTGGGATCATCCGGCGCGGCTACCGGCGCAGCACGCACAACCTGGTGCTGTGGCCGTCGATGGAGACGATTGACGACGCCTCGATCGTCTGGTCGTCGACGGTGCTCTGGGTCCGACCGTTGTACTGATGCTGCATTCGCATCAGGGTTTGCCCTGATCCTTTTTTTGCCCGGGGTGTTGTGATTTCCTCAACGGTGTGCTCCAATCGCTGCACTGCAACGCGAACCGGAGCCCGAACGATGAGCTGGCCCACCTCCCGACGCTACCCGCGAACCCTGCGCGAGGCCTTCCCGCACGATGCCCGCCACGCCTACGCCATCGAGCGCGTGGCCAGCCGGCGCATGCAGTCGGTGGGCGGCGCCCTGGTGATCATCGCGCTGGTGCTGACGCTGGCCAGCACGCTGGTGTCGTGGGCGGCAGCATGAGCTGCACCGGCCCCTGCCACCAGGGCCGCACGCCCTGCCCCACGCCCGAGGCCTGCGGCCTGGCTGAAAGCGACGCCGGCGCAGCGCGCGCGCTGCTCTACCTGGCCGCCGTCGTGGTCGTCGTCACCGCGCTGGCCATCAGCGTGCTGGTGGCATGAAATGCGTCCAGTGCAACCAGACCACGCGGGTGCTGAGCTCCCGCCGCGGCAAGCGCCTGCGCGAGTGCGCGACCGGGCATCGGTTCTTCACGCAGGAGCTGCCGACGGACAAGAAGCCTGGACGACCCCGGAAGGCGCGCGCACCGCAGCCTGCCCCGCCTGGTGGCCTTTTGGCTGCGGCGTGGCACTCAGTCCTCTTGAGCAGCGCCGACAAGCCCTGATGGGCTTGGACGACGCCCTTTTCTGACCTACACCCACCACCGCGAAAGGAAGCACATGGACGCCATGGATCAACTGGCCATTGCCTGGGCCACCGCCAAAGAGCGCGAGGACAACGCGCGCGCCGAGCGCATCGACATCGAGGAGAAGATCCTCAAGCTGCACCCCGCCAAGGAAGAGGGCAGCGAGTCGTTCGCCACCCCCACCGGCGTGAAGATCACGCTGACGGGCAAGCTCACCTACAAGGTCGACATGGCCAAGCTGCAGGCGCTGGTGGCCAGCTGGCCCGAGGACACCCGGCCCATCAAGACCAAGGTCGAGGCCGACGAGACGAAGCTGAAGGCCATCCGCGCCGGCGCGCCCAAGCTCTGGGCCCAGCTGGCCACGGCGGTCGAGACGAAGCCGGCCAAGACGGGCGTGGCCATCAAGTGGGGGGAGTGAAGCCATGGCCTTCAACCTCTCCTCCATTTCCAAGACGCGCCGCCTGCGCGCGCCCAAAATCGTGATCGCCGGCCCGGGCAAGATCGGCAAGACCACCTTCGCGGCCAGCGCTCCCAACGCGGTGGGCATCCTCACCGAGGACGGCGCCGACGCGGTGGACGCCAGCGCCTTCCCGCTGGCCACCAGCCTGCAGGACGTGTACCAAGCCATCGGCACGCTGCTGAAGGACGAGCACGACTTCAACACCGTGTTCCTCGACTCGCTGGACTGGCTCGAGCCGCTGGTGCATGCGCACGTCTGCGAGCAGAACAAGTGGGCCTCAATCGAAACTCCGGGCTATGGCCGAGGCCACGTGGCCGCGGCTGACGAGTGGCGCACGCTGCTCAACGGCCTGGAGCAGCTGCGCCAGCGCCGCAACATGGCCGTGATCCTGATCGCGCACGACAAGATCAAGCGCTTCGAGTCGCCTCTGCACGACGGCTACGACCAGTACGTGCTGAAGCTTCACGACCGCGCGGCCGCGCTGGTGCAGGAGTGGGCCGACGTGATCGGCTGGGCCAACTACCACATCGTCACCAGCGAGTCCGACGCGGGCTACGGCAGCAAGGAGGTCAAGGCCCGCACGACGGGCAAGCGCATCCTGCACGTCGAGCCGCACCCCGCCCACATGGGCGGCAACCGCTTCGGCCTGAAGAACATGCCTCTCACCTGGGAGGCATTCGCCGCGGCCCTGGCCGCATCTCAATCCTGAACCGGAGAACCCCGTGCCCCTGTACGTCGTCACCGACACCCAAGCCTCGACCACCCGCCTGATCGAGGCCCCCAACCCTGCCCGGGCCGTGCGCCGCGTCACCGACCAGCGCTTCGCCGCCAAGGCTGCCAGCGCCGCCGTGGTAGCCAGGCTGATGGGCTCGGGCATCAAGCTCGAGTCCGTCAAGCCGCAGGCCGACGCCGCCGCCGACCCCCAACCCGAACCGCAGGAGGCCTGACCCATGCCCGCGCTCAACTTCAAGGCCAGCAGCGTGCAGCTGCAGGACCGCCCCTCGACGCAGTACGGCCCGCTGCCGGCCGGCAACTACGAGATGATGATCGTGCGCTCGGCGACCAAGCAGACCAAGGCCGGCACGGGCTCGTACCTCGAGCTCGAGATGCAGGTGCTCAGCGGCGAGCACACCGGCCGCCGGCATTGGGAGCGTCTGAACCTGAACAGCCCGTCGCTGCAGGCTGTCAAGATCGCCGAGGAGCAGCTGGCGCGCCTGTGCATTGCCCTGGGCGTCGACGAGGTGACCGACAGCGAGGAGCTGCACGACCTGCCCTTCATCGCCGAGATCGCCATCGACAAGAAGGACGCAACGCGCAACGCCATCTGGGGCTACCACGCGGTGGACGGCCAGGCCGCGCCTGCGGCCAAGCCTGCCCCGGCGCCCGCGCCCAGGCCGGCGGCTGCCGCGCCTGCGCCTGCGGCTCCTGGCCGCGCTGCCAGGCCCTGGGGCTGAGCATGGGCGCGCTGCCTCAGTCGCCGCACACCACCGCCACGGCGATCGTGCGGTGGTACGAGAGCAAGCCGCAGGAGCACCGGCCGCACATGGGCGCCAGCCTCATCGGCCACACCTGCGACCGGCACATCTGGCTGACCTGGCGCTGGGCCCTGCGGCCTGAGTTCCCGGGCCGCATCCTGCGCCTGTTCGACACCGGCAAGCGCGAGGAGGCCCGCCTGCTCGAGGAGCTGCGCGGCATCGGCGTGCAGGTGTGGGACACCGACCCGGCCACGGGCGACCAGTGGCGCGTCACCGCGCACAGCGGGCACTTTGGCGGGTCGCTCGACGGCGTGGCGCAGGGCCTGCCCGAGGCGCCCAAGACGGCGGCCGTGCTGGAGTTCAAGACGCACGGCGAGTCGTCGTTCAACCAGCTCAAGGCCGGTGGCGTGGCCAAAGCCAAGCCGCAGCACCTGGCGCAGATGACCATCTACATGGGCCTGATGGAGCTGACGCGCGGGCTGTACCTGGCCGTGAACAAGAACACCGACGAGGTGTACAGCGAGTGGGTCGAGTTCGACCCTGACCGCTTCGCCGTGCTGATGGCCCGGGCCGAGCGCCTGATCAGCTCCACCGAGCCGCCGGCGCGCATCAGCGACGACCCGGCGCACTGGGAGTGCAAGTTCTGCGGGTTCTACCGGCACTGCCACCAGGGCGTGGCGGCTGAGGCTAACTGCAGGACGTGCTGCCATGCCTCCCCCGTTGACAAAGCCGCATGGCGGTGCGACAGCCACAACGAGCACCTGACGCTGGAGGAGCAGCGCGAGGGCTGCGACGACCATCTGCTGATCCCCGCGCTGGTGCCCTACGCCGAGGCGGTCGACGGTGGCACCACCTGGGTGGCGTACCGGCACCGCGAGTCGGGCAAGACGTTCTTGAACGGCCCCGAGGACATGCCGCACGACACCACCTACGGCCCGGTGTTCAGCAGCAAGGAGCTGCACCAGTGCCCCGGTGCGGTGCTGCCCGACGCGGCCGAGCTGAAGGCCGAGTTCCCGGGCGCCAAGGTGATGTCTGGCGGCGTGCCGGCGCCTGCAAGCACGGCGTTCGACGACATGCCCAGCGACGACCTGGATGCAGCGCCTGCCAAGCCCGACGCCCCGGCCAAGCGCGCCAGGCGCTCGCGCATCAACGACTCGCTGAAGCAGCTCGAGGCGCTGCAGCCATGAGCAGCAGCGTGCCCTGGGGCGATCTCAGCCGGCGCATCCTGGCCTTGCTGGCCGAGGTGGGGCCGATGAGCCGGGCCGAGATCTGCGCCCACCTCGGCCGCGACAAGGACGCCATTGCCAGCGTGGTGTCACGCCTGGCCAGGCCCTGGCCCCGGGCACGGAAGCGCATCCACATCCGCGCCTACGTCTACGACCAGGAGGGCGAGCGCCGCTACCCCCGCGCGGTCTACGCCCTGGGCGACCGGCCTGATGCGCCCAGGCCACGGCCCGACACCGCCGCCAACAAGGCCAGGTACTGGGCCAACCGCAAGCTGCGGCTGCGCGGGTCGAGCATCTTCAACTGGGGCATGAATAACAGGCAGCTGGCGGCGCTGGTGAAGCAGACGAAGCAGAAGGAGCAGGGGCATGAGTGACGTGCAGCAGGTGCTGGAGGCGCTGGAAATCGGCTACGACTCTGCGCAGGCCGAGGCGGCGCAGTACCACGCCGCGATGGCCGGATATAGGCCCGAGAGGCACGCCGCGATGGACGCGGATGTCGAGAAGATCGCCGCAGCCATCACCGCCCTCCGCGCCGCGCTGGAGCAGGAGGAGCAGCGACTTGTTCGTGTGCCTGACGGACTTGCGCAGTCAGACGCACAGTTCTGGTTGGACAAGCGTGGCGCGATCATCGACGCATGCAGGGTTCAGGGATTCACCATCGTCACCACGGCCAACGGCGTGCATCTGATGCAACTGGGGAGGATTGAGGCGAAGACCGCCGCGCTGACGCAGCAGGAGCAGGAGCCGGTGGCGTGGGTTGATAGCGCAGAACTGAAACATCTGTCTGATGATTTTGAGCCTGTAATCAGCAAACTGGCGATTAGCGAATACGACATCCCCCTCTACACCACCCCACCCCGCCGCGAGTGGCAGTCGTTGAGTGAGGAGGAGATTTTGCTGATATCGGTCGAGTGCGCTGCATCGCATCAGCAAGATGACGTTGCTTTCGCACGCGCCGTTGAGGCCGCGCTAAAGGAGCGCAACGCATGAGCTTCATCATCGGCATCGACCCCGGCGCCGGCGGCGCCGTGGCCATCCTTGAGCCCGACGGCAGCCTGGTCCAGGTCTTCGACATGCCCGCCGTGGAGGTGACGGTGGGCGGCAAGGCCAAGCGCCGCGTCAGCCCCGAGATGCTGGCCGCCGAGCTGCGCCTGTACAACGTTCACGGCACCACCGCGGTGGTCGAGCAGGTGGGCGCCATGCCCGGCCAGGGCGTCAGCAGCATGTTCGCCTTCGGCCAAGCCTATGGCATGGTGCTGGGCGTGCTGGCGGGCCTGTACATCCCGGTGCGCACCGTCACCCCAGCCACCTGGAAGCGCGCCCTGAAGCTGAACACCGGCAAGGACGCCGCCCGCGCCGAGGCCGCCCGCCGCTGGCCCCAGCAGGCCGGGGAGTTCCGGCGCGCCCGCGACGACGGCCGCGCTGAGGCTGCGCTGCTGGCGGTGTGGGGGATGAGGGAAAGTACCTAGTCTGTGCCCTAAAAATCTGTTGACGTGCTGGCTCCATGTTGCGAGAATCTCATCATCTCAACACGAAACCGGAGCAGCAACATGAACGACAGCGAGTTTGCCAACGTCCACCGCGAAATCGACGAAGTGATCGCAGGCCGCCGCGGCTGGGTCTCCCTGACCAAGGCCCGCGCCAAGCTGATCGGCATCGACCACCTGGTCTTGCTCGAAACCGCCCGCAGCCGCGGGCTGAAGGTGGCGCAGCACGGCCGCATGGGCTGGACTGCCAGCCGCCCGGCCTGACCCCACCCGCTGCCGGTGGCAGCGGCCTGCCTCGCGGCAGGCCCGTGTCACCCCCAACCCGAACCTGAACGAAAGGAACCCACCATGGCCATCAAGCTCCGCGGCGACACCTACTGGATCGACGTCCAGATCAACGGCGTGCGCATCCGGGAGTCGCTGAAGACGTCCGACAAGAAGGAGGCCGAGCGCCTGCACGACACCCGGCGCGCCGAGCTCTGGGCCGGGCGCATGCTCAAGGCCAAGCCCAAGAAGACATTCCGCGAGGCCTGCGATCGCTGGATGCGCGAGAAGGCGCACAAGAAGTCGATCCAGGAAGACCGCGACAAGGCGGCCTACTTTCTGCCCAAGCTGGGCCACCGCCAGCTGTCCACCATCACCCGCGACGACATCGAGGCGCTGCTGCCAGAGTCGGTCAAGCCGGCCACCCGCAACCGCTACCGGGCCTTCATGCGCAGCGTGCTGCGCGCGGCCGAGCGCGAGTGGGACTGGCTGGACCGCGCGCCCGTGCTGCGCACCGAGGCCGAGCCCAAGCGCCGCGTCGCGTTTCTGACACGCGACCAGGCCGAGCTGCTGATCGAAAACCTACCTCACAAGTACCGGATTCCTGTCCGTTTCGCTTTGCTCACCGGGTTGAGAAGATCGAACGTGTTCGAGCTGTCCTGGGAAAACGTCAACCTCGAGCGCGGCGTCGCGATCGTCCACGCCGACGAGGCCAAGGCCGGCGAGCGCATCGTAGTGCCGCTCAACAGCCGGGCGCGCGAGCTGCTGTCCGCGATCCCGCCCGGGCCTGATGGCCAGCGCACCGGCCGCGTCTGGCCAGGCCTGACCCGCGTCTGGGCCAACACATGGAAAGCCGCCGCCAAGCGCGCCGGCGTGCCCTGGTGCCGCTTCCACGACCTGCGCCACACATGGGCCAGCTGGCATGCCCAGGCGGGCACGCCGCTGTCGGTGCTGCAGGAGCTGGGCGGCTGGCACTCCCCGCAGATGGTGCAGCGCTACGCTCACCTGTCGCCAGAGCATCTGGCAGCCGCCGCAGAAAGGGTCTCGCTGTGATTGATGCCAAGAAGGTGATCTCCGACGCCCAGGCCGAGGCGACGAAGCGCCGCGAGGCGCACGAGGACGCCATGGACCAGGCCGCAGTGCCGGGCTCGACCGTCTACGTCCTGCACGACGGCCGCCGCGGCTGGATGCACGGCGAGGCGGGCACGGTTGTCTGGGCCAACGACGAGTGGGCCGAGGTTCAGTTCAAGGACCGCTGCCTGCGCTTCAAGCTGCAGCGCCTGTCGCGCCAGCCTGACGGCCTGGACTGCATGCAGGCCCGCTGGGCGCTCAACCAGGCCGCCGCGCACACGCGCACCGAGCGCTGATGGGGTGGTCGATGGGGCTCGAACCCACGACCGCTGGAATCACAATCCAGAGCTCTACCAACTGAGCTACGACCACCGCTGAAGCCGCCTCACCCGCCGAATGGCACGTTTACGGCACAAAAAAGATCATACATCAGAAAACCTCAATAAAATCATGAGGTTATCGCAATGTATCACCAGAATCACAATCACAATACATTGAGATTCTCTCAGCGTAGCCACATCTCACCGATGAGGTTTTGTGTTCCTGTGCCGGCACTCTGCGGCACAAAAATGGCACAGGCCTAGAGCCTGGGTTTTGGCTCGCTGAAGGCGGCCGCCGGGGCGGTGGCGGCGCTGCCGTCCAGCCAGGCGATGAAGACCTCGGTGCCAGTCAGGCGCCAACAGCCGCTGACCCGGTACAGGCCCTTGTAGAGCACGGCCCACAAGGCGCCATGCTGGCACGGGCCGGCGTCGGCGTGCAACTCGACGCGCAGGTCGCCGTCCACGAGCTCGGCCACCGGGCCCGCCTGCGCCAGGCTCGAGGCCAGCAGCATGGCGGCAGCCCAGTGCGTCATAGCAGCGCGGCCTCAGCCTGGCGCCGCCGCACCAGGCCCGGCAGCTCGCGGCCGCTGGCGCGGGTCCAGCGCATCAGCTGCTCGCGCGCGCCGGCCCAGTCCTGGGCGTTGACGACGCGCCGCAGCGTGCTGGTCTGCAGGCGCCCCACGCCCAGGTTGTAGGCCCAGTCGACGATCGCGTTGCAGCGCGCCGGGTGCGCCACCAGCACAGGGCAGGCGCGCAGGACGCCCGGCAGGAACTCCTGGCTGAGCGTCAGCTGCAGCAGGCGCTCGGCGGCCTCCTGGCTGATGGGTGGGTCGGTGAGCTGCACCGCCCGGCCGTCAGCGTACCGGGTCGATCCGTAGCCGATCGTGGCCACGCCGGCCGGGCACAGGTAGGGCTGCGACCGGAAGCCCTCGAAGCGGCGGCACAGCTCGGCCGCCACGTCCAAGTTCACGCCAGCCCCCGCCGCTGCAGCGTGCGGTCCAGGAACCAGTAGTTCAGCGTGCCCGCCACCAGCGCGGCGAAGTCGGCCGACATGGCCAGCCGGAACACTTCGGCCGGCGGCATGCCGGCCAGCCAGGACTGCCAGGCGAACCAGACGTGGACGAAGGACCAGATGCCCAAGATCCAGTAGGTCACCACCGGCCGCACGCTGGCCGACAGGCTGGCCACCCAGCCGCGGGCGACCTTGGTCATCTCGGTCTGCTGCGTGATGGCCGCCTGCAGCGCTTCCATCGCGCCGGCGTCGATTGCCGCCTCGCGCTGCGCGCCGATCTCCTGCAGGCGCTGGGCGCCGCGCTGAGCCTCGAGCTGGCACTGCCGGTCGAACATGGCCAGCTCGTGACCGCGCTCGTGCTTCTTGTCCAGCCACTTCAGCACCTCGGGCGCCAGCCGGAACAGGCCGCCCAGCAGGCTGCCCAGCACACCCCCGCCGATCAGGTCGAGCATGTCACTTCCCCCAATGCGTGGCGAACCACGACACGATGCCGCCGAAGAGGCTGGCGAAGGTCATGCCGGCCCACAGGCCGCCCTTGCTGCGGTTGGCCAGCGCCAGCAGCTGCCGCACGTCGTCCTGCAGCGCGGTCACCTGGCTGCGCAGCGAATGCACCTCGGCCTCAAGGCGGCCGAATTCGCGTGGGTCGATCTCGGTCATGCATGCGTCCCTTCTGCAGCGCGTGCTTCAAGTTCCATCGGGTGGTTGCGGTAGCCGTGGCGCGCCAGGCCCCACACGTAGGCGGCGTAGAACCTCACCGCGCCCAGGCGCTGGTACTGCCGCCAGTGCGCTTTCTCGTGGCGAATCAGGCGCTGGCTGTGCAGGTGCGCGGCCAAGATGTAGATGCCCATCGGTGGCAAGCAGATGCCGGCGTAGCCGAAGGCTTTCAGGCACCAGCGGATGAGATGGGGCGCTGGGCGGGGTGTCATTCGTAGAGGATGTTGATGGTGCCGGCGTCGAAGGTGTCAGTGCCGTTGAACGTCGTGAAGCGCAGCCTGTCAAGCGTTGCCGACAGAGTCTTGGAGCCTGCGGAGTAGTTGACGACCGTGTCGTCTCTTGCGGTAATGCAGGTCGCGACCCAGGTGTTGCCCGTCAGCAGGGTCAACGTGAGCGCGCCGCGGTAGTTGTTTGCTGCTGCAGCACCAGAAGTGACAAGCAACCCCGTGGTGGACGTGGTAGTGCCTTGCGAGCTGGAAACGTAGCCGGTGGTTTCAATTCCGCCGGAATCTCCAAGCTGAACTTGCAGCGCCGACGTGCCGCTGGTGCTGACACCGTCAAACGTAACGACAATGCGTCTGGCCCACGACGGGATGCTGGTGAAGTCGACGGTTGTGCCGCTGGTGCTTGCCTTTGCGGTTTCCAGCACCAAAGCCCCGGCACGCAGACCGGCCGGTGTGATCGCGCGGGTGGTGTCAGTGCCCGCCTGAATCTCTGCCGTAGTGGCAAGCTCCACCACACCAGTGGCTGCGTCAGTAGCGGCCTGCTTCAGCGCTGTGAAGGCATCGGCCGCAGTTGCTTGCCCGGTGCCGCCGTTGGCAATCGGCAGCACGCCTGTCGCCTGCGTTGTCAGCGACAGCTGGCCCGTCGTGCCAGTGCTCAGAGGCAGCCCGGTGCAGTTGCTCAGCACGCCAGAGGCCGGCGTGCCCAGCGCGGGCGCCGTCATCGTCGGCGACGTCAGCGTCTTGTTGGTCAGCGTCTGCGTGCCCGTGTCGGTGACGATCTGGCTGCCGCCAGTTGCCAGGATGCCGCCGTCGCTGACGGTGGCTGCCAGAGTTGCCGTCTTGCTCATTCCATCACCCCACCCAAGTGATCATCAGATAGCCCGAGCCGCCGGCGTTGCCGGCCGTGTTGATGGCCCCGCCCCCGCCCCCGCCGCCCGTGTTGGCCGAAGCTGCCGACCCGCCCGCAGCGCCAGGCCCGTAGCTGCCGCCACCGCCGCCCCGGCTGGCATTGGCCGCGCCGCCGCCCGACATGCTGGCGCCGCCAGAGGCGCTGCCGCCCCCGCCCCCGCCCCCGCCCTGGCCGCTCTGGAACACGACGCCCGCCGAGCCGCCGACGCCGTTGTCACCACCCGCGCCGCCGGTGCCGCCGCCGCCCGCGCCGCCGATGTTGCTGCCCGAGCTGGCGCCCACGGCGCTGAAGCCGCCACCACCCCCACCGCCGCCGTCGGTGCCTGTCTGCCCCTTGGCGCCGCCACCGCCGCCGTAGGCCGTCACGGTGCCAAAGGTGGTGTTGCCGCCGGCGCCGCCGTTGCCGTTGATGGCCCCGGCCGTGCCTGCCGCGCCCACCGAGTAGGCGATCGACGCGCCCGCGGTCACGGGCAGCTCGATGTCGACCACCGCGCCGCCCCCGCCGCCGCCCCCGCGGTAGCTCGAGGTGTAGCCCCCGCCGCCCCCGCCGCCCGCCCCCACCGCGAACACGCGCACCGAGCTGACGCCGACCGGCACGGTCCAGTTGCCGCTGCCCGAGGTGAAGACCTGGGACTGCGACTTGCCCCCGCTGAAGAACTGCGACAGGGTGCTCATGTGGTACTGCTCCTACTGCTTGTTGCTGCTCAGCCGAACACCCAGCCGAGCGTCGCGCCGGTGTAGACCAGCGTGATGGTGGCGTTCAGGCTGTCGATCGTCAGATCCTCGGCCAGGTTCTGGATCTTGTTGCCGTTGCGCGCGACCACGCAGGTCGTCGTGCCCGACAGGTTGCTGATCTGCACCTCGTCGCCCACGGCCGGCGAGGCCGGCAGCGTCAGCGTCAGCGAGGCCGTCAGCACGTAGCGCGTGTTCACCGCGGCTGCGGTGTTGACGGCAACCACCTCGACGCCCGGGCGCACCGCGTAGGCCCCGTAGCCCACCAGGTCGATCACGTCGTTCAGCGCCACGCCCGAGGTGAAGACCACGCTCGTGCCGTTGGTGGCCGTGAAGTCGGTGCCGTTGCGCTGCTTGACGCCGTTGCGCCACACGTCGACCTGGCCCACCGTGTAGGCGATCGCGAACGTCGTCTGGCCCGCGGTGGCGGTGTAGGTCTGCCGGGTGGACGTCAGCGTCGCGGCCACGATCTGCGCGTCCACGTAGGCCTTCGTCGCCGCGTCGGCGCTGGCCGTGGGCGCGGGCAGGCCCTTGACGATGCAGTTGTCGGTGCGGAACTGGATCGACGCCGGGATCTGGAACGACACGTTCGTCGCCGACCAGACCTGCACGCCGCTGACCGCACACCCGACCTGGCTGCTGCCGGGCCGGTAGAAGCCGCTGCTGGGTTCGTTGGTGAAGGCGATGCCGGGCGCCGAGACGCTGCCGTCGCTGAGCCTGAAAGGCGCCAGCATGCCGCCCTCGCCGTTGCGCGACAGCGAGTTGGTCAGCGCGGTGGCCACGTCCGACAGTGTCGAGTTCGCCCACGAGGCCTCGATCGTGGTGCCGGTCGTAACCGGGTTGCCTGCCGGCAGCGTGTAGTTGCCTGATGCGTTGCGTGGCATGTCTCAGTTCTCCGTCATTGCAGCGCCGTGGGCAGGCCGCGCAGCAGACCCAGCAGCTCTTGCTCGGCCAGGGTCAGCGGCTGGCCGGCGGCCAGCTGGCGCTCGAGCAGCTGGATCATGGCCTGCGGGTTCTGCAGCGCCTGCGCCAGCGCGGCGTCCTTGTTGGCGTTGGCCTTGCCGCGCGCCCAGTCGAGCACCGTGCGGCCGGGCGCCCCGGCACTGCTCAGCGCAGCCTCGGCCACGTTGCCGGCGGCCTGCGCCGCGATCGTGTCGCTGGCCGTGTTGCTGCCGCCGCCTGCGGTGGCGCTGCGCTTGACGCCCTGCACGATGTTCTGGGCCCGCAGGGCGCCCAGCACGGCCTCGAGCCGGGCGTTGGCCGTCGGGTCCAGCACCAGCTCGCGGCGCGGGCCGCGGGCCTTGTCCAGCGCCCGGCCCAGGCCGGCCTCGGTGACCTTGGGCACGTCGCCCCCGGCGTCGGCCGACACGCCGCGCACGCGCCCGGTGGCTGGGTCGATGAACGACTCGCGCACCTGCCCAGCCGCCTGCGACGAGCGCACGATGTCGCTGTCGCGCTTGTAGGACTGCAGCACCGGGCTCCAGCGCCCGCCGGTGGCGTTGTTCAGGATCGTGTCCACTTCCTGCAGCACGCTCATCGTGGCGGGGCTGTCGCGCGGGGCGGCCTGGTAGGCCGTCGTCGGCAGGGCCGGCGCCTTGGCGGCCAGGTTGGCGCGGATCGTGGCCAGGTGCTCGGGCCGGAAGTCGGGCCCCAGGCGGTCGATCTCGTCGGCCACCGCGGTCAGCATGTTGCGCACCGCCGGGTTGCTGGCCTCGGCCGTGCGCGTGGCCAGGTCGAGGTTGGACCGGAAGGCCGCCAGGTCGCGCGCGAAGGCCGGCTCGTTGACCGTGGCCATGGCCTGGTTCACCAGCACCTGCCGGTTGGACGACCGCAGATCACGGCGCGCGCCGATGTCGTCAGCGCCGCGCGTGGCGCGCGTGAGCTCGTCGTACACCGCGCGCGCCTGCGCCTGGTCGAAGTCGTACCAGTCGGCGCCGCTGCGGGCGCGGCTGCCGGCCTCCAGGCGTGCGAGCTGGGGGTCGGCCAGCGTGGCGGCCGTCGACAGCGGGATCGAGCCGCCTGGGCCCGTCTGGCGGCCTTGCTGGGCCAGCCTGATGCGCTCGATGGTCTGGCGCAGCACCTGCGGGCCGGCTTGGCCGCCCTGCCCCAGCTCGGCCGCCACCTGATCGGCGGCGCGGCTTTGGCCGCCGGCTTGGGTGACCATGCGCCGGGCCTGGTTCCAGCCAGCCATCACCGTCGGTGCGGCCGCGCTCAGCGCGCCGGCCGTGACCATGTTGATGCCGCGGTCCTCGCCCGGGCCCACCGGGTCGATCGCGCCCAGCGCGGTGCCCGTCAGTGCAGCGTCGGCCACCAGCGCGCCCGTGCCCATGCGGGCCACCGTGGGCGCGGCCTTCACCACGCCCAGCGCGCGCGGCAGCGCGGTGGTGGCACGCAGCGCGCCGCCCACCGGGATGGCCAGCGTTGGCGCCACACGCCCGGCGATCTGCAAGCCCTGGCCCACCAGCTCGCCACCCGGCGCCGCGGCAGCCAAGCGCTGATCGAGCGCGCGCTTCTCGGCCACGCCTTGGCGCGCGGCGGCCTGCTGCTCGGGCGTGCCGGTCAGGTCGGTGAACAGCTGCTTGGCGCCGGTGACCAAGTCCATCATGCCGGCGCCGACGTTGGCCGCGCCGCGCTGGAACGGGCTCATGTCGGCCAGCTGCTGCTTCTGCAACCGCTCGCGCTCGGTGTCGTAGTCGATGCGGTTGTAGAACTCGCCCGGCGTCAGGTCGCTGTAGAACTGACGCCGCAGCGCCATCAGCAGCTCGTCGTCGGGCACGTCCGCGTACATCGGGAACTTGGCCCGGACGTCGGACATCTTGATCTGCTGGTCCATCAGCGAGGCCTCCGCAAGCCGAGGGGATCGGCGGGATCAGGCACGTTCATGCCCCCCGGCGGTCGATTGCCTCCCGCAGGCGCCCCACCACCACCACCCGGCTGCTGCGACAGCGCCCGCCCGGCCCGGGCTCGCAGCGCGTTCATGTAGACGGGGTACGAATCCATCTTTTGCTTGACCGTGCCCTGCTTGTCGCCGATCTGCGGCACCAGCTCGGCCACCTTCTGCTTGGCTTCGGCTTCGGTGACGCCGGCGCCCGTGGCAGCACGCAGCAGCGCCTCGGCCATGCTGTTGGCCGCCTGCACGAACATCTGCCGGTCCTCGGGGCGCAGTAGGTTGGCGATGTCCTGACCCACGCCGGGGATGAAACCAGCCACGCGCTCGCCCACGCCCGGGAATGCGGCCCCCGGGTTGCGCTTGATGATGTCGGCCATGTTCTGCCGCGCGTTGTCGGCTTGCGCAAACCAGGAAGCCGCCTTGCGCTCGTCCTCGCTGGGAGACGACGAACTGACCTTCGGGTTGACGTTGCCGCTGTAGGGGGTCGGCTGGCCGTTGCTGTCGTAGGTGAACAGCGCGCCCGAGGGAGAGCGCATCACAGGCTCGCTGTTGGCGCCCGATCCGATCTGCACGGCATTGCCGGTGCCCAGCGGCCCGGCGCCAGCCATCATGCGTCCGGTGTCGGCGTTCTGCTGCGAGATCTGCAGCTGCAGCGTCCGCATCATGTTCTGGATCTCTTGCTGCGCCCGCTGCGCATCGGCACGCTCCTGCGCCGTCTGCGCGGTCAGCGCCATCTGCTCGTAGGCCTTGGCCTGCTGCAGCAGCATGTCGACGCGCTTCTCCTGCGAGGCGAACGGGTCGCGGATGAACTGGCCGTCGGGCGTCAGCATGCCCTGCGCCAGCTTGATGGGCTCGCGCGCCGCGGTGGCGCGCTTCAGGAACTGCGCCTGCACCGGCTGGAAGCTCTCGCCGGCGTATTGCGCCGCCAGGGCGTTGAGCATGGCGGTGTCGCCCTGGCGGCCCTGCTGCCGCGCGAAGGCCTGCAGCGCCGAGGTGTCGACGTCCTGGTCCATCAGCTCGGTGCCCTGCTGGTACAGGCCCGCGGCGCGGCGCCGGTAGGCCTCGACGGCTGCGGGCAGTGCGCTGGGCGGCGTCTGCGCGGCCTGCGTCAGCGTGCCGCCCACCGAGCGCAACGCGCGCGGCAGCATGCGCCGGCGCTGCTGGTCGGGCAGCAGGCCGTAGTCGACAGCCTCGATGCCGGCGTCGATGTCGTCCAGGCCGGTCAGCTCGTCCATGTCAGGCCTCGGAGCCGTAGGTGGGCACGTTGCCGTAGGGGTCGGCCGCCGGGCTCATGCCGGGCCCCATGCCACCGCCCATGCGACGGCGCCGCATCTCCTCGAGCGCGCGGCGCTGGCGCTCGTTCATGTCGCGCATGGACTGGTCCATGCCGCCCTGCTGCTTGCCGGCCATGTAGCCCTGTGCCACCTTGCCAGCCACGCCGAGCACGCTGGGGGCGACGTAGTGCTTGCCGACCATCTGGCCCTGCAGCGGGTCCAACGAGCTCTGGCGCAGCGCGTCGATCTGCGCCTGCCGGCGCCGCATCTCCTCCTGCTCCGGGCGCATCGCGCCCATCTGCAGCAGGTAGTCGAACATCATCTCGTCGTTCATCACCGACCTCCGAACATGAAGTAGCTCGCCCCCAGCTGCCCCAGCCCGCTGAGCGCGCTGCCGAAGGCGGCCTGCTCGGCGTTGTAGGCGCCCAGCTGCGCGTCGTAGCCCATCTGCGTGGCGCCCAGGATGTTGGGCGTCTCGGCCCGGCCCGAGGCCTGGAACGACGGCATGTTGGGCATCTGCACCTGCTGGCCCGACAGCAGCGCGTTCATCTCGTTCAGGCTCATGCCGCGGCGCTGCATCTGTTCGGCGATGGCCTGCTGGCGCAGCCGGTTCTGCGCGTCGGCGAAGCGCTGGTTGACGTCGAACTGATTGGTCACGGCCTGGTTCTGCGCGCCCATGCGCGCCTGGTCCAGCGCGGCGGCCTGGCCCAGGGCCTGGTTGTTGAACTGCGCCGCGCCCAGGTTCTGGTTGAAGCCGGTCTGCGCGGTGGACATCTGCATGCCGAACAGGCGCTGCATCTCGTTGCCGCTCTGGTCCAGCGCCTGGAAGCGCTCGCCGGCCTGGCGCTGCTGCAGCTCGTCCAGGGCCCGCTTGTAGGCCTCGCTGCCCGGGTCGAAGCCGCGGTTGGCCAGGTTTGTCTCGAGCTGGCGCGCTTGGTAGTCATGCACCGGCTGCATGCGCTGCATCAGCTGCGTGGCCACCTGGTCGCGGTAGCCCGAGTCCACCTGCGGCAGCGCGCCGAAGTTGAAGCCGGTTGCCAGCCCCGGCGTGTAGTCGGTCAGGCCCGTGCTCATGTTGCCCGGCGCGTTGGCCTGGGCCATCTGCGGCAAGCTGCCGTAGTCGAACGGGCGGCCGTACTCGTCAGCCACGCGCCCCATGAAGCCGCCGGCCAGCTGGCTGCGGCCGAGTTGCGTGCCGATCTGCGCGTCCAGCGCCTGCTGCAGCCCGGGCGCCAGCGTGGTGTTCTGCGTCCACTGGGTGTAGGCCTCGCCGGTGACAGGGTCGCGCACGGCCTGGTTGTTCCAGGACGTGGTGCCGAACGGCGTCTGCTGCGTCGGCCGGTTGGCGTAGTTCTGCATCTGGAGGTTCTCTTTCGAGATCTCCCCCTGCAGCTTGGCGGCGCCGACGTAGTCAGGCGGCGGCGGTGCTGATCCCTTGCCCATGGCGGGCCTCCTTGATCCAGCGGCACTCGTCGTGCCTCATCTCGAACATCACGCAGTCGACGGTGCGCGCCATCTCGCGGTAGCCCAGCTTGCGCACCAGGCGCAGGCACTCGTCGTTGCCCTGGTCGATCAGCGCGTAGACGGCGCTCTTGCCGGCGCGCAGGAAGGGGTACTCGAAGGCGGCGCGCAGCAGCTGCCGCGTCAGCGCGTGCGGCGACTCGAAGGCGACGTGCATGAAGCAGCTGTCGGTCTGCCAGCCGTTGCAGCCCACGGCCGCGGCGATGCTGCCGTCGTCGCGCATCGTGCCGATGCAGCGCAGGTCGCTGCTCCACGGCAGGCGCGTGCGCGCGTGCAGCCACTGCCACACGACAGGCGGCTGCCCGGCCTGGTCGGTGACCAGGCGCATCAGTTGCCACCCCCCGTCAGGCCGCCGTCGTTGTACACCGGCTGCACGGGCGTCAGCGCGGCGTAGGCGTCGTCCTTCTTCTGCTGGTTGCCGGCCAGCAGGGCCTGCAGCTCCTCGTCGCTGAGCGTGGGCATCTGCAGCACCGGCGGGTTGTTCGCCAAGCCGGTGGGCCCTGGCATCATGCCGATGGGCGCGCCCGGCGCCTGCGCGGCGTTGGGCATCATCGTGACGCCCTGCGGGCCGCCGGCCTGGTTGGCAAACTGCTGCGCCGAGGACTGGCGCAGGGCCTTGATCAGCGCGCTGTTGTACAGCCCGTCACCCGAGGCGCCGGCCAGCCACTGGCCCGTGCCGCCCACCTGCTGCACGGCCGGCATGCCCATGGGCACCGACGGCACGCTCCAGTTGGCCGGCAGACGGCCACTGCCCAGCGGGAAGCCGCCGCCGATGCCGGGCAGCACTTGGGGCTGCGGCGCCGGTGCGGGCGCCGGTGCAGGCGCCGGCGCGCGCGGCGCGTAGTACTCCGGGCCTGCGCCGCCGCCCACGGTGATGCCCGAGGCAGCCTCGGCCTCGGTGCGCGTGGGCGTGCCGTTGAAGTACTGCTCCCAGAAGGCCATGTCGTCGGTGGACGGGTACACCCAGGCCACGCCGTTGTGCAGGCGCGAGGCCTGCTGCAGTTGGTCTTCGGTCAGCGCCATCTCACATCACCCCGCCAGGTTGGAACATCACGTTGGCCGACAGGAACGAGGTGCCCGGCAGGCCCTGCATGGCCAGCCGCAGCGAGCCGTAGTAGCCCAAGCCGCTCAGACCGGCCCAGGCCTCGTAGTTGTTGGCAGCCGTCCAAGTGGCCGTGCCCCACAGCCCAGTGCCCCACAGCGAAGCGCCCGCGCCGGTGAAGATGGGCGTGTTGGCCGCCGCGTTGAAGGTGTACTGCGTGTTGATCGACACCTGCACCGAGGGTGCGGCCTGACCGTAGAAGATGGGCCGCGCCATCTGGAACTGCTTCAGCGCCGCGGGCGAGCCGAAGGCGTTGAAGGCGCACTGCGCCTCGCCCACCACGTAGCTGCCGCCGCTGCCTGCGGTCGAAGCGCCGTCGACCTGGCCGTACAGAC